TTCTGACCAAGTCTTTAAACTCTTGCTCTTCAATGTCATAATTTTCGATGTAAGAATCACGCCATTCTGTTGCTTCTAAACCATCTGCCATATCCCTGACAACTTCGTTTGATATCTCATTAGTATCGGGAGTATAGCCGTACAATGAAATGCCAGTGATATCTTCTACCAGCCGAGCATAAACCTTTCCACGGAATGATTCATTGCCGTGACCAGAAAACACGCCACCGCAAATTTTAAACTCGCCTTCAATGACACCATGCTCGTCTTTGTTCTTCATCCAAATGTTATCAAGTCCCATATCGTTCTCCTTGATATAAGTATAGGGCATATGTCATCAGATGTCAAGTAAATAAATTTATTAACTAAAAGTATATTCTAAAAAATTCTATTGAATTTTTTAAGATTTAGCCGTTCTTAATAAAAAAAGGGAGCTATTGGCTCCCTCCTATCACTTGCTGTTCTTTCTTTCTTCTTTTTTATCTTGGAAACAATCTTCGCAGGCAACATACCATCTCTTAGTCTCATCCCATCTCCAACATCGACCATCGCCTGCTTCAACAGTACAAGCACAATAGCAACATCTACCGGTAAACTTGTTTTTCATAACTTCCTCCACTAACAATATAACATATGTCAGATATGGTGTCAAAGAAAAAGCCCCTATTTTTGCTAGGGGCTTTGGTTTAGTCCATGATGTTGGCGAGGCGGTCTTCTTTGGTTTTAACTTGACCAGAGAACCATCCAGACTTTCTCGGTTCAAGGTTTTGTGCCAAGTCAACAAGTGAAAGTTGATGCTTGTAAACCTCTTCCAAAGCAGAGATTTGTGTGGCTACTTGGTTAGCAAGTTTACCATCATGTCGGATGAGGTCAATTTGAATGTCCTTGAGAGCGACAATCTGATGACGGGTGGAGACCAAAATCTCCCGAAGCCTATCTGAATTGCGTGTTGTTTTCATCGTTATACTCCTACCACTTTCAAGTGAATCTCTGCATTCTCAAACTCTGTGCTTGGGGTGTTGTTTGCTGTCAAGAACCCAACGCCCACTTTGTAAATATAGCCCTTGACGCTTGGCGAGTCTTTAAGGCTGTCGCAATACTCGGCGACTTCATCATCGGTCACGTTTTCAAAGTTGTTGAATCGAGTGTTGAACTGCTCAATCACACCATCCCCGACATAGAAGAAGACGTATGGTCTGATGTCGGCGAAAGCAACGAACTCTTGACCGTTGAAGAAAGTACCTTGACCGACAAAGGCTTCTTCCATGTACTGCTCATAAACCGCTGGCTTGTCTCCCTCAAAGAAAGGTCGCATCTCTATGGTGAGAGACATTGGCTGTGAAACTGTTTGCATAACTAACTCCTTACAACACTAATATAACACATATGTCAGACACTTGCAAGTTTACCAGTACTTTGTTCTGTGATATTTTGGAATAAATTCATGGTCTGCTGAACCAAAAACTTTATTGTATATCTGGACATAACGCTTCTTTTTGTTTTTTATATTGTCGTGATGAATGATGGATTTCTTTTTGGTTTGACGAAAGACAGTTAAAACAACACCCTGGGCTGATATTGCGATGTAATATGGGTTTTCAATGTTAACTTTAAATGTCAATCTGACCGGATTGCCTTTTGCATCACGAACGCAATCAACAAGTTTTGATGATATCGGTAAGAAATCTACTGGTGGAATTTCTCTCTCTATACACCTGTCTGAAGCATGAATAGTATATGTCAATGGTTTATCGAACCAATACATAGTCTCGGTTGGGTTGCTTGACCAAAACACATTAGGAACCTCCTTAGTTTGCATTCTTTAAGTGTACCATGTAAGTATGCTATATGTCAAGAGACCCAAGGCGAATGCCTTGGGTCTCTTGTAGGAGTTAGAAATGAAAACAGTAAGCAGGACTTACAAGAATATATTACCTTCAAGATATTAAGGACGCAATATACTTGACGCATTTTTATTAACATTTCCTAGAACTTAAAAAATTCTATAGAATTTTTTAGATTATATTTTTGGTTAATAAAAAATCAGCTTAAAAAAAAAGAGAGGGCTTTCGCCCTCTCTTTAGTCGATATCACCAACTACTTTGTAGACTGGATAGTCTGCATATCCTGAAGGAACCCATTCTCCGGTTGATTCAAACAACCCAGAACCAAGAATGTCGTTCCAGAGAGTTAGTCCCATATTATGAATATTAGCACAAAACTCATTCTCTCCCATTGCAAAAATGTTGGTGGTGATGTTGGTTACTGGACAACCATCTTCTGCTACAAGGCTGAGGGCTAGGTTACCGTTGTTTTGATACTTTTGCTTCTTGACTGTGCAGAGACCGTATTGTGTTGTTTTAATCTTCATTTCGTCTTCCTTACTCATCAAGTATATGGCATATATCATCTTGTGTCAAGTAAATAAATTTATTAACTAAAAGTATATTCTAAAAAATTCTTTCGAATTTTTTATGATTTATTCGTAGTTAATAAAAAACCTCCATTTCTGGAGGTTTCAGCTAGGATGCGTAGTCCGTGCTTTGTCTGGTTGTGCTTTTGAACATATCAGCAACCTTGAATGCTTCGGACAGATATGCATATATCTGACTGGTCAAGTACAGTGTTGATATGTTGTTGTTTGTGAGACTTTTGATTGGCATGGTGTACTTAAGTTCTGTGCCATCATTGAGAAAGTGATAGACTTCAGCCTCAATCGCATCCAATGAAGGGCTAAAGACAATGTCGATAACCCCATCATTATGCACTACACTGAGAACGATATCTTTGTTGCCGAATTCGATTGCTTCTTTGATGAACGATTCGGCTGTGTCAACGCTCTTGAAACCATTCTTAGAGAACAACATTCTTAAACTGTTCCTTTCCTTGCAATTCACGAGAAAGTGCTACCAATATCATCCATAGTACACACAAGAAACTAACACCACAGATACTACCTACAAACGCCATTGTATTGTGAATGTTGCCAACCAAAATGAATTCAATTACAACAGCAATTGGCATTCCATAAAAAATAGCCATTGACGAATATTTAACAAATTTCTCAAGCATATTGTGAAATACTTTTGGCATATGCTTTGTAATCTGCCAGAATGCAACAAAGCCACCAGTGTAAAGAAAAACCTGCATTATTCTTTGGATAATCTCTTCTGTCATTACACAACCTCCCAGTTTTCTGCCATTACATCTTCTGTTCTTAAATGGTAATAAGCCCAACCCGTTACTTCACCAGTAGACCAAATAACTTTAAATTTCAATTTTGATTCTTCAATCTTAACAAATAAAATAGTAGATTTATCATGGTTGAATGGTTTGCTTCTTGTGATTATTTTGCCATCACGCATAAGTGGTAAGACTTGTTCAAGTTTCATAGAGTAAGTATAAGGCATATTTTGGCATATGTCAAATAAATTTATTTATTAACTAAAAATATATCCTAAAAAATTCTATTGAATTTTTTATGTTTTATCGGTTGTTAATAAAAAATCCCCAAGAAGAGTCTTAGGGGATTTTTCAGATGAACAGAACAACAACTACAAAGGAAGAAAAGTTTGATTTGTGGTTGGCTGGAATTCAACCAGTACGGAACACAAGGGCAGTTCTTTCGATGGTCTCTGCCTCCGATGATACCCGTGTCTCTTACGAGAGCATAGTATCCAACCACAAATTATATGCCTTGACATAACTGTTTGCGTCAGTCCCTGCCAAGTTAGTAAGAACTTGTGGCTCGAGGACCACCCCAAGGTTGCTACCCTTATTTGAATCTCGCAATAGATTCTAGCCGTTCTGGATTCTTACTAGTTGAGGGAGGTTCTAGACTCCATCCCTACACCAATATAATACGCTATGTATGGCAGGATGTCAAGAACAATTTAGTTAATTCTTTTTCAGTGAATAGTCTTGCAATATGTCATATAGTGCCGTAATATATAGGCATGGAAAACACTATTACACAGCGGATGGTAATGAGAGTTCGCATTCAAGATGTTAGCGACAGGTCTTCTTCTATTGAGTACGTTGGTCAAGGTACTTGGTTTGACGGCAAACCCTACATTGTTACCCGCTACAAGTCTAACCCGACTAATTTCTACTTCTTTGTTTACGATAGTTTTGTACCAGAGTACAACTACTTTGATGCAATGAACAGTGGTATTGGCAAGGAAATTTGGGACTTGAATCCTGACAATGGCAATTTCTCTGGTAAGACATATGTGTACAGCACAATGCTTGACAAGATGTATGAACCATATTCTGTAAGTCCAGTACCAAGTTCCCCATGTTGCTTGTTTGAAGTCAGGTAACCACTATCATATCCCTTGACTTTCGTCAAGGGATATTTTTTATTAACTTTTTCTATATTCTAAAAAAATCTATTGATTTTTTTAAGATTTATTCGTAGTTAATAAAAAACCCCTCTAGTCGCCAAGAGGGGTTTTTCCGAAAGGAATCGTAAATGAATATATCACCAACATTTACATATCTATATTACAGGCACTTTTGATATGTGTCAATAAAAAACCCTCCATTGGGAGGGTTTTTGTTTTAAGATTGCTTATTGGTTTTCTTTTGCTAGTTTCTTTGCTCGGAAAACAGTTGACCAAGATATATCAAACTTTTCTGCAACTTGACGTACAGAAGCCCCATTGTCTACTTCTTTTAAGATTAAGTTCATATCAACTCTGTTTCTCTTCTTTGGTTGAGAAACTTTGTATGCGTTGTCGATAAGAATATTAATCACTTCTTCGCTAGTTAAATCTTGATTGCAGTCAAAAGATAACTTACGCCTGACTACGTTAAACTTTTCTGTATCAACTTCTAGATTAAATTCGCTCATTGTCGGAGCCTTTCTTGTGCTTGACTTTTCTATTGTATTTGGATTTGTCCTTAAATACAACAGTTCTCATCTGGCTTGCTTTCATCATTTCAGTGCCAGATGCGATGTTCAACTCTTCATTATATCGCTTGTACTTCTTCATTTTGACCCTTCTTTTCTTGTTGCTTTGATTTCATTTGTTCGATGATATAATCTTTTTCAATTTTTTGCTTATCTCTATGATTTGATTCTTTGAAATACCTAGAACCTTTGAGATTTACCGCACATCTACCTACTTCAAGCGTACCATACATTACTTCACCTCAATTTTTCCGTTGATATCTGCGTGGGTGTTAAACTTTTCCACTAGGGTTTTGTATTCATTTTCAAAGATAGAGTACTTGGAGCGGAAGCGTCTGTGATATGGTGTATCTTTAAGTCGTTTTGCCATATATTTCACAACATTAGGACACATAGTCTCATTCATAGAAATACCTGTCAAATCTTCAACCAATGGTGCAAAGTGATGGTGATGATTCCAAGGTTCTTCTTCATTTCCAACCCATACAAGTGTCTTCATAGTTAACTCCCTACATCAAAATAATATCGCATATGTCAATAGTTGTCAAACATATTTTTAAACGATATACTAGTGGTATGGGAATATTTGAAGCACTACCGTTGATGGCAGAGGTGAAAAAATCTGCACACAATAAAAACCATTCTTTGGAAAACTTTACTGTAGAGAGTCAGGTTAAGTTTTCTTCCAAATGTAAAATCTGCAAGAAGACTGTTACTGTTGATTTGGAAGCAGAATTGCCAGTAAGTGGAGAGGTTTTGATTGCTACTTGTGAGAAACCAGAAAGGAAGAAGAAGATTCAAATATCTTCGTAAACTTTTTCCGTTCCATATTTAAGGAAAAACTCTTCAAGCAACTGTTTACCGAGATGCTTAGGAACATTAACATTAAAGATTGTTCCAAGCATCTCGACTCTTATGTAGTATTTCTTTCCTGATAGCCAAAGTATTCCTCTAGTGCCATCAGGATATCCAACTCTAAAACCTCTCATTCCTGTGGCTCGTGGTCTTAGAATTTTGTTGGATGTGAAAGTTAAGTTACGATAGATTGCGTTTTCAAACTCAGTCATATCTCATTATATCAAATTTTATTAAGTAGAAATATATTTTAAAAAATCAAAGATTTTTTATGATATATTAGTTGTTAATATTTTTGGAGGATAATATGATGCCATTATTTAGTATCTTAGGTTTTTTGGCCTGTTTTGGTATGGCCTTGTATTTCTTGATTAAAAAGGAAAATGACCAAGCTTAATGCTTGGTCAAATATTCTAATTTAGATTTTGCATAAGGGTCATTGGGAAATCTTGCAAGCGTCATTTTGCAATATCCAATGGCTCTTAATTTATCTCCAGATTTTTCGCATACAGTAATAAGAGAGTGATGTGTAGAAACAGGAGCATCTTTCCATCGAATTGCAGACTCATAAAATCTTACGGCTAACTTTTCATCTTTAACCATTGTGCGATAAAACATACCTACATATTCATAGGAACGGTAACCATTTGGCATTATAGAAAGATATCGTCTAGCAAATTTCTCTGCTTCTATCATCCATCGTGTATCTATTTCATTAATAGAAAGAGACCACATTAACCAAATCATATTTTCCCAAGCATCTCTGTCTTTTGGGTTTATCTTTAGCACTTCTTTGTACAGGTTAACTATCTTTGGATAATCGCCTGTTTTGGTTTCAGAAACACCGTGCCAAAGCGTTTCAATTGTTTTATTTAATAGTTTAAGTTTTTGCTCACGAGTTTGCATTTTGTAATTCCCGATACTCAGATAGGATTTTGTTTTTGATTCTAGATGGTAGTTCAATATTTTTGGCTAAACCCATCAAGATTTGTTTTGGTTGTAATAGGGATTTACGTTTTTCTTGGTCGGTTTTCCATTCATAAACAACCAAAAACCATTCCCCATCCCAACCAGTTTCGTGCTTTATAAAATATGTTTCTCCATCAACAGAAGGAAAAACACCATCAACAAAAACTTCCGTATCCATAGGTTTAAAGAAATCTGTGTTATAAAAAACTTCTCTACCTGAATTGGTTTTCGGATTATAAATCCAATACTTTGGTTTTTGCATGATGGTTTATTATATCTTAATTTCAGGAGTTTGCATTTTTTTCGAGTTCCAGTTCTTCGTTCTCATCAAAATAAATATAAAGAATTGCCTGCTTAATATTATCAGGAATATTTACATTTTTGACAAGCCCCATCAAAACCAACTCTCTCTTGTATGATTCATAAATTGTTCTACGCTTCTTTTGAGAGTTGTCCCATTCGTAGATAAAGAAATGCAGATGACCTAAAATTTCACTATAAGAATATTCAACAAGAAAAGTGCCATCAGTATTAATAAAGGCATCAATCCCAGAAATGATATCAGTGCCTTTAAGTTCAAAACCAGTTCCGGTTTTTGAGAAATAAATCCAAACTTGTTCGTCCATGGATATAGTTTACCACATTTTTACATATGGCAAATTTATTAAGTAAAAATATATTTTAAAAAATCAAAGATTTTTTATGATTTAGGAATAGTTAATAAATTATTGCTCTATCGTTTCAAATATTCTATCAAGGGCATAATTCCAAAATGTTTCATTGTGGTTTATTTTCCTTGATATTACGTTATGGTCAATCATTCTAACCCGATTACCAAACACTTTACTAATTGCAGTGGAAGCGTTTACAGCAGTGGTAAAAACATATATCGAATTAGGAGACATAACATCGCAATTCATGTTTAATAAAGCAGAAGCAAATGTCTTGGCTAGTTCTTCATATAAAACAGGCTGGAATGACTTATATTTACATTGAACAGCACATTTTTTACCAATAGGATTAATACCAGTAGCATCAACCCCATAGTCTTCTTCAAGTGGTGTTGGAGTGTAGTTAGTTAGTCCTACAGATTCATCAGCATGGAAGCAGTTGAAAAATATCTCTGCCAAAACTTCAAAATTATCACCTTTGAATTTTAATGCTTCTTCTTCATCAAGATTCTTTGTTAATCTTTCAATATTATCCATCCATGCAGACAGAGTTTTCTTTTCAGGGTCTTGAGCAAAAGCATCGTAGAGTTCAAAGTAATGTCTCTTTTGTGCTAGAACCGCAGGGTGTTTAAGCATTGATAGCCTCCAGTTCTTTCATTATATAGGATTCACGCTCTTCTGGGGTCATTGCAGACATTAATTCATTCCATTCGTCTTGGATAATTTCTTCAACTACATGGATAAGATTGCATTCTTTTTCCTTTTTAGTTTTAACATCATCCGGGGTGACTTTTGGAAGAACAGCATCAGGGTCGGCAAGAAAAGCATCTGCTCTGGAAAACTCTTCTGGAGAGAGTTCATATGTTCGCATGATTTCTTTGAGCAGACTTTTCATTTGGTTGTAATCACCAAGTGTGTCAAACAATTGTGGCACTAGGAACCAACAGAATGGCTTAATAAAACTCTTCTTTTCATTTGGTTGCATATCACCAGAGTAGAGTCGAATTCTATCTGCTCTTAAAAGTCTAGTTGCTCTTCCGATGGTTTGAATAAGTTTAGATTGGTTAAGATTTCTCAAAGGCATTACACCAGTGATTGATGGCAGGTCTATTCCTTCAGTAAGAATATCAATATGGAAAAGAATTGCATCTTCATTATCTTCAAGTTTATCCATTACATCAAACAAATCATTTCTGGATATCGACTCAAAGTTAAAATGATATCCAATGTCAGGATTAGATGAGAAGGACAACACCTTAACATTATTATCATTTGACCAATTCTTAAACGCTTCGGAGCCAATCACTTCTTTTAATTCTTTGGAACCGCTACATGAGATTAACAGTTTTGCCCCAATAACATCAGGAGAAGAAGAATATTGCTTGATTTTTTCCTTGTGCTTTGTAAAACCCTCGATAATGGTTTTAATCAGCATAGTGGTGTTATCGTAGTTAGCATCTTCAGCATCATCAGAAATTTTGATGGAATGGATTAATGGCGGAACAATTTCACCAGCATCTATCATCTTTCTTGGTGCGATTGATAAAAGTTCTTCGCCATACATATCGGTGTTGTTCATTCCACCAATAGTGCCGATTACTTTTCGTGTTGCGGTGAAGAAGAATTTGTTTTCGATAATGGGCAATACTTTTGAAATATTGTCATTAAAATCATCTCCCACTGTAATATGTGCTTCGTCAAAAGTACATATATTAATCTTCTCTAATTGCTGGAGTTTGTGGAAAGAATGATATGTGGAAACAACAATAACGTGTCGATTTTTGTCTTTGGCTTGCCTCACAAATTCCAGCACTTCAAACTGGCTCGTGGTGTTTTTGCCTTGAGAAATTTTATCGTCGAATGCTCTTAAGTTATCAGAAATATTATTGCCTGAATAAAATTTTGTTCGGATTCTGTCGTTGTTAAATCTTTCACTTCCAACATAGAGAATATCAAATGGAAGACCGCAAGGGATAGCAATCTCAACAATGTCATATAGCAACTGAGAACACAAGGCTAAACGATGCGCCCCTATTACATAAACACCGCATTCATTCTTCTCGGTTTTCTCAATCATATCTTTAATATGAACGTCCACCTGAATGCGTGTTTTCCCTGTACCTGTAGGAATCGAAATTTGACCTATAGTTTCACCCACCAAATGTTTTAATGCTTGCTTTTGATGTGGGCGATGTTTAGAGTTGAAATCATAATAGGTTTGGAAATTCTGCTTATATTCTAAATCCAGTGACCTCGGAATCCTACGCTTTGGTTCTTGTATTGGTTCTGGAGTTGGTTCGACAGCAGGTTGTGGTTTGCCGAAAAGATTCTTGATAGCGTCAAATATTCCCATAGATTGATTATAGCATAGCGATAAGACATATGCAAAAACATTAACTAAAAATATAGCATAAAAAATCTTTAGATTTTTTAGGTAATAGTAATAGTTAATAAAAAACCCTCCATTTCGGGAGGGTGGGATATTATTTTCTGATTCCATGATAATCTGGAATGAAATCTCTTATGTAATTCTGAAGGTCTTGAGATACATTAAACTTAGCAAAAAGTTTATCATCATCCCATTCTTCAGTGAAATCTAGCCAAGGAATTAAATCAATTTCACCATAAATGATATTAGCACTATTTTTGTAAATACTAAGACAAAATCTGACAAAATCTGTTTGACAATACTTTAAAAAATTGATTGCTTCAACTTGAGTATTAAACTCAAAAGTTGGCAATGCTGGTTCAACTAAATTTACACGTAGAGTATTATGGTTTCTAATTCCTAAGTTATCATCGTACTTTTTCATTGTTAATGAATAAAATTTGTCCGATAACTTAGAAGAACCTTTTGTAAAACCATTCATAATTGCAGTCAGCTGGCAATAAAATTTTGTATTGTCAAGATTCGATATATCAGTAATTCTTTTCGACCAAAGTATAGGGTTATTTTCGTTATATTTACAAAGACTTAAGTAAAATGGTTTAATTAAATCAATCCATGTTGAACCAAACTTGGTTATGTCATCAGAATTAGATATTTTTGTAACTTTATTTCCCTCTGAGAGAACAATAAAATCATTATTGAGTTTATGATTGTAATGAATTATTGCACATGGCACTTCCAATTGTATTCCAAAAATATCATTTCCATTGAATAAATCGACTGATTGTATTACAGATTGAGTTGTTTTTTTGAATTTGTTAAAAGTACTATTTCTGTTTTTAATATCAATCAACCAAGTGGATGGATGAACAACAACAAATTCATCAGCAACATCAATGATTTCATTCAAAATTTTGATATCGACATTGCCATTATAAGGAGGGTTAGAAAACATAACATCAAATTTCATCTTATATACTCTCTATCAGTTTCTTGATACCTGATATGCCATCATCTTTTGGAGAAACATATGCATGGACTTTGTAAACTGTTTCTGCGACTTTCTTTTCCACTGCGTTGTCTGCAATATAGTATATCCTATCTGGTGATATATGTCTTTCAAAAACAAGAACTTCAAGGAATTCTATATTAAATAAAACCAAAATATTCTTCTGATTTAAATCTGTCTTATCAACCATTTTTCGCACAATGGACAACGGAGTGGGATTTTCTTGCCAGTTATTTGGAACAGAAGACAATGTTTCAAACAAGGTTAATCGACCCTCTTGAAATTTAATTAAAGACTTAAGACTCATTGATAGACTCCATAAACTCTACAAACTTCTGCTCATTCTCTTTGGAATATTTTCTTGGTCTTCCGATAAAATCTTGAACTTCTGATGTTTTATCTTCCCACTTTTTAACCGCAGGATTGTAAACCATAATTCCTCTAGCATCATCAGGCAAAGAAACTAATTCTTTAGCATCACCAATTGCAAGGTTAATTTTGGTCGAATAAATATAAAGCAACTTGTAACATGAAGACAACTGCAATTCTGCAAACCAATGCGTAGCAGGGGTTTTTCTTACATCACTTGGATATGATTGCAAAAACTTAGAAATGTCAAACTTGGAACCCATTAAGTTAAATTTCTTGCGAATCATACGAACAGTGAATTGACCGTAACCAGCACACAAATCCATAGTTATCTTATCAGAATTTCGCCAGTCATAATCAGAAATACGCTCAAGCATAGAATCAACTAACCACAATGGAGTAAACACTTCTCCAAATGTGTCAGACTTTTCTTTGTCTGTTTTAACTTGTAAATGGTTTTCACGAGTTAATGGAAAGATAGACAAATCACCTTCCAATTCAGCAACCTCTTGGAATCGTTTTTCTATCAATTCAACAACTTTAGCAGTGTCTATCTTCATATCTGTGTTCATTCTATCAATAAATATCACATATGGCAAATTTATTAACTAAAAATATATCTTAAAAAATCTTTAGATTTTTTATGTTTTATTCGTTGTTAATATTTTTGGCCCCATTCAATCAGGAACCAATTCTTTCTTCTTGATATACTTCCTTAAGTTTTCAATGAACACAATGTTAAAGTTCTCTGAGACAAACCTTACATTCTTTTGTTCATTCTTTTTGCCTTGAACTTTATACCCTGAAAAATAAAAGTAATCATTTGTCAAGTGTAGTTTTGGCTCATCAAGTTTGGGAATATGTTCAAGGTTTTTAGCAATACAAAATCTATGGTTTGCAATTTCAGTCATAGTCACTTTTTTGCGAACATAATGAAACTCGCCCCTTACCAGCAATGTGTCTTCAATAGGAAAAACAACCTCATCGTCAATTCGGATTTCTGTAAGGTTTTCTACTATCGCATCCAACAGTTCTTCATCATAAGGAAAAATCATATAAGAAAGTTTGGAATCGTCACTGTTCGCTAAAGCGTCTACTGCTATATACATGACACTATCATATCATTAAAAGAAAGAGCAGTCAAGAAAGGGGAATCTCGACTGCTCCTTGTTGTACTTGTTTTAATTGGAGGAGGGTTAAAAACAAGTTAACATTATTATACCAATTTTTCAACGCAATATCACAAAGAAAGTAAATCTTTGTTATTTGCAGTCACATAAACTCCCCCAATGAACACGTTTTCAGGAATTTCAATAGAAGAGAGTGTCGCTTCGTTATCCTTAAGTGTTGAAATAGAAAGCATTGTATCTAAAAGAAACTGGAACTCCTCTTCAGATAATTCCAGTTCTTTTAGTATCGTTTCTTTACTTTTGCCTTTGTTTGTTTGTTCGATAAAGTAAACAACTCTGGCAAATGTTTTTCTTAAGTTAATGGTCAATGTGGAATCTTTTTGGCTCTGTAATAAAAAGACCATCCATAATCATCAAATCTTCTGCTTGAGACAGGGCAGATTTTAGTTGCATATCAGGTTCGTTGTATTGAAGAGCAGAGCGAATAATAGAGTCATGGTCAAGTATGCTATGTATTTCTGCTAACTGTTGAATTGTAATATCTGTATCGTGTGCCCTTAAAATGGTTACGATATCTTCAGATGTAAACTCGAAAGCATTTAAAAACATACTCATTTAATAACCACCACATTATCTGCAATCATAATTTCGTAATATTTCTTTTCTACATTAAAACGAACTGCACCATCCTTATCAACCATATATTTCTTTGATTTAGGAGTAGGACAAGCGGTGACAACATAAGCATCACTAATTTTTGTAACGTGAGCAACAAAGCCCTTATTTAGTCCAATATAAGAGACATACTTTTTCGGAATATGGATGCGGTTCTTTGAGCGGATGTAAATGGTCTCAGATATCGTGTAGTCAAGTTTTCTAGTCATGTCTCATCTTACAACATCTTCTGCTATATGTCAAGAAAGAAAAATATTAACAACAAATAGATTATAAAAAAATCTATAGATTTTTTTAAGAGATAGAAAAGTTTAATAAAAAATCCCATCTTTTTTAGGGATGGGATTTGAATAGCTCCATTAAGAATCGAACTTAAAATATGGACTTAGAAGGTCCGTGTTATATCCATTTAACTATAGAGCCTTGATTGATTATATTATACCACTACTCTACAAGTTTTTCAGTCTTTTTTGCAATAGAGCGGAGTAATTTTCTCAACATATAAATCTCGTAAAAAACTGGAACGTACATCATTACAACAACACCAGCAAAAATGTAAAGGTATAGGTTGTTCATATTCTTTATTGTATCACATCTTTCAATACAATATGGCCTGAGTGAACTTCGGCATGACAATTTCTGCAAAGTAAAACACAGTTTTTAATTTCATTCAAAATTCGTTCTTTACACCATCCTCTCATATGATTAAAATTTTTATCCTTAATTGATGGGTCTATATGATGTATATCAAGAGCACAAGTATGTTTGTTGTAACCACATTCGATACATTTACCACCTAAATACTCAACAGCAAATAATCGATTATTTTTACCTACTTTTGTTGTCCTTAAATTATGGCATTTTGAACAAGTCTTCTTTGAATGACCATAAAACTTTTCAGGATTTGCTTCACCACATTTACATAAGTACTCTGATTGATTGAACTGGTTTAAATTTGTTTTTAAGTTGTATTTCTTCAAATAATGTCTTACATTGGTTTGGCTTGATTGCATCAACTCAGCAATCTTTCTTGTTGAATAATTTAGATTTACATATTTTTGTAAAGTGATTTCTTCCATAACTCACTTATACAACAAAAAAACTCTATCTTTGAGTTAAGAGAGAGTTTTTTAAAAAGCTTAGGAGAGGAATCGAACCCCCAACGACCTTATTACAAGTAAGACATTCTACCATTGAATTACCTAAGCAAAGATTTTCCGGTAGAGATTCGAACTCCAATTAAAGGCACCAAAAACCTCTGTCCTACCATTGAACGACCGGAAATCAACAAACATATTATACCACTAAATTGAAAATTTAAGTGGTGCTTTTCGGAATTTAAGATTGCATTCTCTTTGGCTACCTTCGGAATGCATTTCAACAATTTCAAATCCTTTAGATGCAAGGAAAATCATAGTTTCTTGGTAGGTATTTTGATTCACATAAAGAGATTCAGGTCTAATTGCTGCTTCTACTTGGCCATATTCGATTAAGTGAATATAATCGCCCATACCTTGCAAAACTCTTAAATCACTTCCCTGGGTATCGCAATGAAAATAATCAATCTTTTTAATATTATTTTTCTCAATAAATGATTTTAAGGTAATAACTTCCACATCAATTTTTTCATCAACAGAAAGAAAAAATCCACTCCAGTTTGCTCGTGCTGTTTTTGAAAACTCTAACAAACTACTTACACCTGATGGGCCATATTTACAAATGTTAAAGTTTGATTTACCTTCATAATCACTCACAGCCTTTTCGATGATTGTATAGTTAGATAAATCTCTTGTTTCGTTTTTTAAATGCTCAACCATGTAAGGATTAGGTTCAAAAGCATAAAACAAAACATCTGGATGAGTTTTGGCTAGTGGAATAGAATCAGTGCCTTCATGCGCACCAACATCAAAGAATACTTTCATATTCAACTTTATACGTAATAAAATAGCCTGTAGGGGGATCGAACCCCTGGTCTCATCCGTGAAAGGGACGCATCTTAACCACTCGACTAACAGGCCAAAAAAACTCCAACTGCTGGGATCGAACCAGCGACCGAACGGTTAACAGCCGTTTGCTCTACCTCTGAGCTAAGTTGGAATACACTAATATTATACACCCATACTCAAAAATGTCAAACAAAAAACCCAGACAATTTTCATTATCTGGGTTAAATGTGAAAACAAAACCTAGTCCAACAATGCTTTTAAAATAACTAGAAACACACCTATCATTGTGAGATAAACTATAGCGTTTACTATAGTGGAGAAACCTTTAATCTTCATAACTGTTCTCCTGTCGCATCACTAAACCAAACGACCAAACTTATTATTCTATTTTACCTTGATTAATCCCTTTGCATTCTGATGATTGCGAGTTCTTTTGGTGATGGTTTTCTTTTAATTGCTTTTGTCGAATATTGAGATAGTTGCTGCATCATTCTACTACATGAGGATTGTTGTGCGTTATATTGCTCAACTATTGCCATTCTATCTTTATGCTGAGAGTCTTTAATAGAATAACCAAGGCATCCACTAATGACCATGCTACAAACAAACAAAAACCCAACTCCAAACTTCTTATCAATTGTCATTTCTATTAACCTCCAATATATTCTAAAAAAATCTATAGATTTTTTTATGATTTATTTCTTCTTAATAAAAAAAGCCCTAACCAGTTTCGGTTAGGGCTTCAATGCTCTATTATATTGATACCGCAAGTTCATGTTTGATACCTACGTGTTCTGTTAAGCAATCATTAACAAATATATCTGCACTGAAATTAAATGTTTCACCAGATTCTTTGTCGTATACTGGAGGTTGATTAGAACACCACTCTCGGAATGCTGTTACAAGAGCGTGGTTGAATATCCAGTCCATAGAATCACCAAGAGGACGATATCTATTTTCTCCACCTCTGCCATCATTTGAAACTTCTGCAAATGGAATCTTATCATTACAGAGGAGAGCATTAAAAGCCAAGGTTTCCTCCGAATTTTGATAGTTGATTCTTGCGTTCTTAATCGTTATGTTCAACGGTTACTTCTTTCATGCTTAATAGGAATACAGGCATTCTATCACCAACGAATGCTCCAATCACGTTATATTCAAAATATTCTTCTGCTTCGTCATATGTCATTCCATCTCTCTGCATTAGGATTTCCATACAAGTTGAAAAACTATAGATTGCATAAGAACCACTAAAGGAATAACCACAACCCAAGAAAGCAAGTTCAAATCCATCAGCAGTAATAATGGAATCATCAAAGAAATTAAGACAATAATCTTGAATGTCTTGTTTTGCTTTTTCATTTGCTTCTTCGCTGTATTTAAAATCACTTAACGTACTCAATGGTTTGCCCTGCCTCTTCAAGTTTGTCATTAAAGTCATTCTTCCCAATAAGACCAAAGAGAAGAATGATTACGATTGCTAAGATGATGACTTGGATTTTATTCTTCAATTGCTTCATCATCTTTCGTACCAATGAAGGCGATTTTAATTGAGCCGTCTTCGTATCCATTGGTGCAGACCGTATGGACTTTAGCCTCAGTATTGTAGTTTTGTTCTTCGATTTCAACGACGCACTCAGTATTGTAACCCTCCTTTTGTGCAATGGTTTCAAGCAAATCTATCACTTCTTTAACTGTCATAACTTCCTCCGTTGCATTAGTATATCACATTTAAGGCATATGTCAAAAAAAAAAGGGATTGGAAATAAATCCAATCCCTGAGTGAGATTACACATGAACAGATTAACTATACCACGTCTACAACAAACCAGTCAACCTTAGAGGTGATATTTTCCAAACTCTTTTTTACTTGTGGGTCTTTGATTGCATTAACGATTCTGTCTCGTTGCAAAGTCATTCCCTTGCTTGGCCTGTCATATGAAGACTTGAAAATAGTGTCTCTCAAAATTGAAAAATTCTCTGCACCAATCTTCTTTTTGATTGATGATAACTGAATACTTTTCATTGGAATATCCTAATTGTTATTTTGTAGATATCTACATTTATATTTTAGATATTTCAGCCTGTTTTGTCAACTACTCGAATATAATGTTGTGTACGATTTCAACAGTAAACTTTGGTATTTTAATTTCATCAGCTAAACCATGCTTTACACATTGTTCAGCATCCAAATACAAATTCGATCTACCTTTGTTAAAAACCAATTTATCAAAGTACCCATCTTTCCTGTCGCATTTTCTGTCGAGTAGCTTATAGAACTGTTTTTGTAATCTATCTGTTTCTGCCGCATCTGATTTAATTTCCTCTGATTTACCCTCTGAAAATGAAGATACATCGTGAATCATTATTGTTGCATTTTTACTTACATATCTGTGGCCTTTTTCACCACAAGCAAGAAGAACAGCACCACAGGACATTGCTTTTCCTACACAAATAGTAGCGCAAGGTTTTTCTGAACTTTCAATAATATCAATCATGGCCATTAAAGCATAAACATCTCCACCATATGAATCGATATAAATAGGAATAATTGGTTGTGATGTATTGTTTGCTTTTGTAATGTCTTCAAGGAAAATCTTAACAGCTTCCTCAGAGAACTCATTCACATAAACAGAAACCGGTGCTTCCATTGCTTCTTCTGGTTTAATGTGCAACCAAGGGTCAACATCGAAAACAACATTTTTAGGGTGATCCATTTGTAAGAACATAATTTATTAACCTTTAATATATTCTAAAAAATTCAAATGAATTTTTTAGGTTTTAGAAACAGTTAATATATTCTGCAAAAAGAAGCCCCAGCCACTGCGTGGCTGGGGCTGTTGACTAGTCAATGATGTATGCTTTGTCTTTGTCTTCTTCACTAAAAGACTGTTCCGACAAGATGTATCCAAACCTATCTACAAATCCTAAACCTGCCGTAAGCATCAAACCATATTCAGTGCTACGAATAGTCCAGATTTTGCTTGAGTCAAATCCTCTGACTGTTTGAAACTGGTCACCATCAGTATCAAACATAATCTCTCCCAAACCCTGCTCGCCTTCTTGTGCGTGTGGGTTCTTGATTGCAGTAAAGTTTTCTTCCCACTCATCGAAAGAAGGAAAGGTTGGAATCTCTTCGACAGTAATTTCTCTGCTGTCAATCGTTTTGACAACATATTCAGAATTCAACTCGTTAATTGCTTCCTGAATAGCATCTTTTTCATTCTCTGCTTTTACGATAGTGCTGAACTCTTCTTCGTATGGTTCGCCCTCATAAGAAGCAATGAACGGAATGTAAACATCATATCTTGGCATATCTCAACTCCTGTCAATAGTATATCATAGCCCCCTTGCGGGGGCTACTATTCGATTAAAGATTAACGAGGTCAAGCAACTCGTCATATGTGAAGAGGGTTTTGAAGGCTGGCTTGACTTGGTCATAAACACCCAACTTCTTAGCTAGGGCAATGAAAGTCTGCTTATCTTCAAGTGTGGGTGCTTGTGAATAAGAGGCTTTCACAGTGCTTTCCTTAACTTGAGAAGCCTTTGTTGACTTTTTACGTGAAGGGTGTTCTCTCTTACCTGACCTAACATCAGCCCAATACTGGTTGAGGAATCTTTCTTTGCCATTACCACTAGAGGTCGTGCCGAAAAACTCATAGGCATTCACCCAACCCTTGTGGATATAGGAGTATTGAGGCATTGAAGGCAGATTGAACTGTGGGTTGTTTTTCCGAAACGTCTGATATTGGGTATGAGAAAAAACCTTACCACGAATGATTGCCTTGGCTTCATCATACGACGGTCTTTGAATGGAAAATGGAAGGCGAGTCTTGCTTTCAATCGGCTTCTCTAAAACTTGCATCATAGTGTCTTTCTTTCTTTCAGTCCCCATGGAACTTCATTAATATATTACAACACTATTGACACTATGTCAAATAGTTTTGACATTATTTTAAATTTATTAAGAACGAATAAATCTTAAAAAATTCAATAGAATTTTTTAGAATATAGAAAAGGTTAATAAAAACCCCTCCTTTTCAGGGGAGGGGAGGGGAGGCTAGGCTTCTACCACTTGTTCAGTAGGTATCTGCGAGTATACGCTTTTTTCCTTAGTTGCCACAACAAATGGCTCTTCAATTTGCTCCATCGCAGGAAGATAAAAAGCAAATGCTTTGTTTTTGAAGATTCCCCCATTCAAAGTGAATCCTTCATTTTTTTGGTCTTGAACATAATCTTTGAGTTTTGGAAAATTGTCCAACAAGTCTTGCCAACTTTGTGGACAATCTTCGTTTTTAAATTTAGCGGTAGAAGCCTTATCCAACAAAGCACAAGCAAGATACCAACCTTTAGACAATCCAAACTTACCTTCAAGAACGTATCTTGCTACGTTGGCGTTTGCTGTGTCTGATTTAATTCCATGTGTTGAAACAACATTTGTCCATTCAAACTCTAAATCCTTGCCTCTTAAGTCAAGAATTGTGCCATCAGCCATTTCTACCAACATACCGGGATGATTTCTACGCTTGACAAGTTCTGGATGGTCTTTGTGGATAATCAACTTAGGGTGTTTTTTATGACCCTCTGGTGGTAATACAGTAACATAAGGGTCACCTTCAAAAGCAAAAAATCTTTCTGACTTTTTTCTGTTGTCCGTCTTTGAGGTTCTTTGGTGTACGCTTCTGTTTTTTGGGTCAATTGAAACATAATCTTCAATGCTCATCTTACTAGCAGAAACTAACCATGTATCAGCATCAGAAGTTATCACATTAATTGGGTAACCTTCTTCATGATAATGAGCCACCCTTTGTTGACGCTGAATCTGAGTTGTTACATTTGCCTTTGTACTTTCAAAAGAATAATAAAAGTAAAGGCGGTCATGGAAACCCCATTCAGTTGACCGAGTCGAGGTTTGATTTATAAATATCAAATGATAAGTGTTTTGGTCTTGATGGTGAGTGCTGTTTTTAATTCCGTCCCATGAATCATAGTCACCGAAATGGAATTCCGTTTTTTCATCTACAAAAATTGGACAGAATAGTTTTTCTGGAAAGATTTCAGCAATTTGTTTCTGGGTCGCTGACAGTTCCTTTTTCTTAATGAAACTGTTTTTTAAAATCTTAAACTTTGAAGTGATTCCGTCTGCACTTTCATTTGTTCTTGTGCTAATCCTTACAACCGAAATGTTTTTCGATTTGTCAGAATTAGAAACCCAGTTTTTACACCATTCGATACCAGATTTAGAGATAATAATCTTGCCATCTTCGTCAAATTCAACAAAGTCTTCGTGAGTTTCATGTACCAGATTGTTATCTAGGAACCATTTTGCACCACGATAATTTTCATTTGGAGAAAACATGAATACCTTAGCATTGCCCATGAATTTTGGGGCTGAAGTCAATTCCCATGGTGTTGCAGTGTAAAAGAACAACTTTACGTTCGGCATATTATGAATATCACGTATGAATGAACCCAAAATTTGAGTGCTTTCAGAGCCATAATCAGCCTCATCGACATGAATTACAACCTCGTACCCTTTTTGAGAATATTGATTGATTCTGTCAAGTATTTGTTGCTTGTGCTTGGTGATTTCAAGACTTACAAAGCAAGAAAGTCCGTACTCTCTGAGTTCTTCAAACTGAACTTTCACATCTCTACGATTCAGTCCGCTCACAAAGATGTTAAGAATGATTTTGCCTTTATTCGTGTACTGAGAAATAGTTTCACAGATACCTCTTTTACCAGATTTAACTGGAGCGTAGATGATGTTTTCTTTTGCTCTGTTGTCATAACAGTTTAACGCAAATTCGTAAATCTCTGGATACAAAACACGGGTTTCTGATAATGAACGCATAACGTCCTCCTGCATTTATAATACCGTAAAACAAGACATATGCAAGAACTATTTTCTATTAACAACAAATATATCCTAAAAAAATCTGTAGATTTTTTTAAGTTCTAGGAACAGTTAATAAAAAATCCCCTCCAAGAAAACACTACTAAACTTGGAGGGGTTAGTTCTCAATCTGTTATGATAAAAATGCTACCCCAAAGGCGCATCAGATTGAGAAAACTTTAAATTGCCATGTTCTTCTTGGTATGCTTGCACTGCTTCAAAGCCAAATTCCACACCAGACAATTTATCCATTACATCATGATAACTATAACACAATCCAAAAAGAGCCATCCATTCATTTTCGGTGTAATTGTAAACTATGGAAACGAACCAATTACCCTCATCATTTTGACGTTCACTTGGATGCATATTAAATGTAAGTTTGATAGGAGCATAATGTCTATTCATATACTCTATCCTAGTTTTGATTGCTTCTGCTTCTGTTATTGTCATAGTGTTTTCCTTAAAAAAATGGGCCCAGATAGACTCGAACTATCAAAGAGAAATTATGAGTTTCCTAGTATAACCTTTTACTTATGAGCCCTCGTTTATTTCAAACCATTCTCCACCAAAGAACTTTTTTTCAACCATTTTACTTTTGGTATCTTTTTCAGAGTGATATTCAAATCCACCGAATCTGATGGATGTGTAACTGAAATATCCTTCTGAACATTTTGATGTACGAATTACTGTAATACCATCATGAATCTCATCACCAATAACTTTGTACTTACCTTTATATAAATACAGTGTACTAGGTTTTGTAGGAAAATCAACTTTGGTTAAAATGTCGTTCATAATTTCTTTGGGTTGTGAGAAGAGTGTAACGGGCATACGAACCATGTTAATACCACTCTTCTCACATTGTTCCAGAATCACCACATTCTGGATTTTGTTCTCAACGCTGAAGTCGTCTTGAACAAATTAAGTATATCATTTGTTTTGATATATGCAAACTTTAATAGAGAATTTTTTCGCCTCTACCTGCCCTATATGTAGAAACAGATTCAATATCGTTCTTATCATCCATTTTAAGTAGGAGAAAATTTACTTTTGGTTCTTCCGATATATGCTTGTTAATATATTCGTAAGTCATTGATGCTTCTTTAAATGTAAACTTATTGATTACATTAAAATCATTGTCCACTTGATAAAGGATATATTTCACAGGTCATAACCGCTTTCTTCAAAATGGTCTTTACGTGCCAAAAATGATAATGGGTAAAGAATAATACCAGCAAGCAAAGCAATAAAAAAATACATAATAGCATAAATCGTTTCGAGAATTTTCATCAGAGTCTTCATTGTCCCTTCCTACATTTAAAAGTATTTAGCAACTGTAGCCATATGTCAATAATTTAAAAAATATTAACAACAAATAAATCTTAAAAAAATCAATAGATTTTTTTAAGATATAGAAATAGTTAATAAAAACCCCTCCGATGAAAGAGGGGTTAAGTTTATTCTTCTATTTCTTCGTCGTCATTATCTTCTTCAAAATAATGCTCAATTCCAGTGTGATTTTGCTCTAATTCACCATAGTATCCATAATCACCCCCAAGAGCATCATTATGGCAACGGATTAGACTTGCTTCTTGTTCTGAATCATAATCTTCATCAGTTATATTTACCGTAATAGAATCCAATTCACATCGCTTCATGAATAAAGAAGCATCACAGTCTTCTTCCAAATAAAAAATATCATTGTCTTCGTCAAAATAAGAAAACTCAGAAAAGGATTGAGAGATTTTAATTTCTCTTAAATCATCACCCTTAACTTTGAAATAACCATGACGAGGAGTGCTGATATAAACAACATCAAATGACTTGGACATATTTAACTTCCTTGCAAACATAATATCACTAAAATCAACATATGTCAAAAAGAAATCCCCTTCTGCTACCATAGAAGGGGATTGGTTCACTTGGAAAAGGTAAAAAACCAAGTGAAAGTGGCTCCAGCAGAATTCGAATCTGCACTCAATATCTTAAAAGGATACTGCTTTACCGTTAAGCTATGGAACCAAAATTATAAGAGAGAGGTCTGTGTGGAGCCTAGGATGGCGACTAGTAAGCCAGAGCCAAATTTCCCACCTGCTTAAGCATTTCTTGTACGACCGTGTTAGGTTTACCCTAACCGAAACCTCTCTCTATGCCCCAGACGAGATTCGAACTCGTACATCTTGCGATAAAGGATTTTAAGTCCTTCGTGTCTACCGTTCCACCACCGGG